CTATTCTTTTTAATTCTTTTTGTAATTCAGGCCACATCTTTTTAAATTTCTTATATATAGAAAAAGAGAATTGTTTTACTTCTGTATCTAAGACAATACCAGATGGCATACTATCATAGGTTTCCCCAACTATTTCAATATCCGCATCATCATAAATCAAATGGTACATTAAGGCTCTCCATTCTTTGTATTTAGAGTATTCCAACCTAAAAGTTTTAAATCTTTAAGATATTCTGCTTCAAATAATATAGATAAGGCTTTACCTCTACCTCTGAGTTTATTCTTGGTTGTTATTACAGTTTCACCATAATCAAATGGTGTAGTAATACCAGAACCAAAAGCTCCTATTAAGGTAGGTAAGGGTTTAGTAAATCGGTAGGTATTAAATGAAGTTCCCCATTTACCTTGTGCAGCACTATTATTCCAATCCCATTGACTTGATACCCAACAAGCAGATGGACCATAATAATAATAACTTCCATCATTATTTGCTTCACAAGCAAATTCTGTTCTTTCACAAAAAGTTTGTAAATAGATAGATTGGCCTTGTCTAGCCATATCCCCAGATAAATTATAACCAGTTAGTAAATAACTTTCAAAACCAAAACCCCACCATCCAGTAGCATCATGACTCTGTAATATATTGTCCCAATCTCTAAAACTTCTATTTAAGTACCTACTAAATCCCCAGTATGTTTGAGCATCAAAATTTACTTGTTGACTTAAATATAGAAAGGTTACAATTTCTTCTCTAGGTTCAAATTTGTTAATCTCAATTGTATCTATCTCTACTGTAACAACTAATCCAGCACTGTCAGTAACTATAACACCAGAATTATCTGTAACTGCTTCAGTTCTACTTTCTTTAGAGTACTCTGGATATATTAAATAATCCACAAGACCGGGCATCTGGTCATCTCTCCAACCAGAAACATCATAAATAGAGAAAGCATTTAAATTTAAGTCTAAGATCAATTCATGGTTTTTAAAGGCAGGGTAATAGGTTTCATTTATAATCATACAGGAATTTCTCCTTTATATATAGCTACGCCACCCTCTCCTAAAGAACCAGACCCCCTAAATGCTGTGGCTATTCCATCTTTTCCTACTGCTACAGATGCCGGGATATGAGCTGTAACAATAAGATCTCCTGCGCCTGGATATGCCCAATCCCCACTATCTAATAATACTGGAGTAGTTCCAGTAGTATCAAGGTGGATATACCTCATATTATAGTCTTTATTTACATAAATAAGAGTATATTTATTTATATTATAACCCATTTCCACAGGTTGTACTCTACTAAATGAGCCTCCTAATTCTGTTGGTAAATTTAATATAGTAGTAGATGTCACTGTAGTACCACTTACTGACACTATAAAACATGAAAGTATATCTGTATACCCCAAAGTAGCATTAGTAAGAAATCCACATACTAAAAATTTAGTACTACTTATTGCTATTCCACGTTGTCTTCTAAATGTAGTGGTTCCAGTAGGCATTTGGGTAGTATTTGGGTAAGTTGTACTATTACTCTTTGTGATTGTATTTCCAGATATAGATAATAAATCAATGGTACAACCAGAAAAAACACTATCCCAATATAATAAAGCTGCTTTGCTTGAGTTTAATACTACTAAAGATAGATATTGATCTGACGAATTTGCATAGACATTATTAGTTGTGTCTAGTGAAGTACCATAAGTTAGATTACTATTTATTATTTGTGTACTAGCTTTTAAATTAGTGTTATGATATGCAACTATAAACTTTGTATCTGATAGTTTTTCAGCAGCCATACGCTGTTCATAACTTCTACAAGTTGTATTTGTTACTACTGGAGTTCCCACAACACTAACAGTGTTATTACTTCCTTCCCATAATAATTTTTGAATTTTCAAAGAATTTGTAGTGACATCACTATATAAATAGTATATATCATCCATCTGACTACCAGTTCCATAAGATACATTTACAGCAGCATGTGCCATAATTGGTACTGTTGGAGGTGTCAATGTTGTATAAGCAATTACTTGACCATTCGTGAGTTGTTTTATTTTCGTAGCATTGGAATCAGAATCATAAGTAGAAGAAAAAGGATTCACTTCCCATGTATTCGGAAAAGATAAAGGATAAACATAACTTGTTGTACTATCTGGAGTAGCACCATCTTTTTTAGTAAATAATAAATATTTAGTATAAGTTAAATTATCCCCTTCCACAGTAAGCCAAAATGGTTGATAATTACATTCAGCTAACACATGGTAGTCTACAATTTCACCAGTACCGGGTTCTAATTTTGAACTATTATAAAGCCATCTAATTTTATTATTATAGGGATCATAAATACCCTTAGCAGATGTTTTTGTAAAAGTATCAAAATCATCATACTTTGTTTGTATTGTAGACTGTGTTACATTAATAGTGTCATATAAACCATCTACATTTGGGTTTGGCAATATTGCATAGATGCCAGAATAACTCCAATAAAAAATAGTACCATTGGCTATTACTACACTATCTTTACTACTTAGCCCAATCGCATTTATTTTACGAACTTCAAAAGAAGTTGCTGTAAATCCAGTCCCATCTGGACCTCTAATTTCCCAAACTCCATTGTCCCCAAATACCCACATACTAGATTTAATATGTTTAATCTTAGTTATAAAAGAACATTCAGGGATAAAAATAATACCCCCATCTGTATCTACCAGCTCATTAAATTCATAAGATGTTGGGTCAGCTTGTTGATAACACCTAACTAAATTATAAGGTGTTTCCAGCACCTGACTAAAAAATACAGCATTATTATAATTTGGACTTTTAATATCTCCGTAAACAACTTTCCCTTTAACCCCAGAAAACCAAGCTCTACCAGCATAAGCTTCTATAGTGCTAAAAAAGGATTCGTCTATATCAGTATCAGTTGTTACTCCTGTAAGATTATGTCTGTCTCTACCTCTAAAAAATGTAGACATTATATAATGCCCTTTAGCTGCTGTGCTAATAGCAGTAGAGTTTCTTTTAGCCAATTCAGGATCAAATTTATAAACATCTGCTGAAGTTAAATCTGCTGTTCTTCCTGCTCCCCAAGAATCAGAATTAGATGGATATTTGCCAAAACTAGAGAAAAAGCAATTTAAAATATCAGTACCACAAGTGGTAATAATATCATCATTCCATCCCTGGTTTCTTAAATTATATTTATGCTTATCTGATAGATCCGTAGGTCGATAATCGTCTAAGAGTGTATCATCAACACCCCAGGTGTCTCTAACAAGAATCTCTGCTGTACCCCAATGTACTTCGTCATTTACATCATCATACCAAGCAATATAGGGGTTGGGTTGCTCAGCATTAACCAATAATAAATATCCTTGCAAAGTGGCAAATTCAATGGGAGAAGTTCCTGAAATTTCAGCAGAAGCATCTACAGCATTCCCCCCATTCAATAAAGGAATTGGATCATTATACCAAAATAAATCAGCAGCAGAATAAGAAGGTTTGGGTTGTATAGTTAAATCTACAAAATATATTAAAGTTCCTACTTGAACTACTCCTATTACAGCCTTACTAGCTCCTTTAGGTTGTTCCCATTTATAAACTTTAGCATAATATTTTTCAAATTCCAATCTGGTAAATGGGAGGGCTTCCCTACAAATATGTTGCATCCCAAGTCGTCTTTGTCTAGTTCCATCTCTTAGAAGTCTAAAATTAACTTCGTCCAAAGAAGCATTTTCTGGAAATGTCAATGGACTTGCTTCTGTTATAAGACCCTTAACAAAGGTGTTAACAGGTTGGTTTATTTTTTTAGCTGACATTTTTCTTAGGATTTTTTACTTTTTGATAAATACCATTTTCATCTTTAACTTGAATATGCAGAGGTTCTTTATCATTCAAATATACATTAATAGCTTGTTCAGCTTTGGCTCCATCAGTCCACATGCAATCAAGTTCTGCTGGTAATTCCCCCCCAGTTTTAAATCTACAACGAACACTAAATCCTATATGATATAGTTCTAATTCCTTGCCATTTGGAGTTACAAAAGTTTTCATTTTTTCTTCTTTTTAGCTTTAGTCATAGCAATTGCTATGGCTTGTTGTTGTGGATAACCTTCATTAGAAAGTTGCTTAATATTCTTACTTATCACTTTTTGGGTTTTTCCTCTTTTTAATGGCATCTAATTCTCCAAGAGATGTGGTTAATTCTAGTTTTTTTATCTTAAACACTCTAGGTTTTGCATATAATTTTCTATATTCCTCCCTTTCATTAGAAGGGATACCAGCCATTTCCCCAATTGAAGGCCTTGATAAATCCAATCTCCTTCCCGGAACTGATTTTCCACCTTTCATTTCTTTCCCTTCCTACCATAAGAACTATATGTAACCCCATTCCTAATTTTCCAAGCTTCTTGACTCATACGTCTTTTTTGAATACCAGCCCATTGATCTGCTTTGGGGTTGTTAATTTGTTTTAATTCTACAAAAGCCCTACTTTTAGCTTCTTCCAACAAGAGAGAAAATGCATCTGGTGGTAAATCAAAATACATTCCATCCGATAGAGTTACAGTAGGATATGATTTTCCATACACTTGAGTTTTTGCAGTTTTTAAATAGGTTTCAACATCAACATCGTAAGAATCAAATATAGCAGTAGTTTCGTTTATAGATGTATAATATGTAGGCGCTCTGTCATTATAAAAGTTGTATTTAATACTACTGATTATCTTTTGATCTATATTAGAAGCACTGCTATCCCTAGCATCTAATAAAGCCATAAACTCTTTAGGTTCTTTAAATATAATTTCTTGGTATCTATCTTTAGTATCTGTACTACTTCTGACATTGTATTTCACCCATTTAAGATCAATGGTAGCTGTAGGAATAGTCATAGTGCATGGTGTAGATGCAGATGTTTCTGTCAATGTAAACATTGAATACAAATTAGGCCAATCCCTACCATCAATTAAATTATAATAGGTAGTTCTAAGTAGATCTGCTACTTGCCTACTTTCTACAGTGTCATCATAAGTAGTTACAGGGTCACTATCCATAGAGGATAGAATGTCATCTACTAATTCCCCTAGAGTCATTCTAGCCATTAGAATATTCTCTTTTTGGATGTATACGTACCATTCTCAATTCTAAATTTGCGCAAACTAGCAGCTTCTCTACGTTTTTCTTTAGCTAGTAGTTTTGCTTTTCCCTCATCTGTCTTATTATATGCCTCTCTTTCTTTCTGTGCCTTCCTTGCCAACTCCTTATCCTTTTTAACCGCAGCAGCGAACTCTTTTGATTGTGGTTTTATTCCCTTAGACTTAAGGAGTTTATTATACTCAGCTTTGGTTATAGAGGATTCTCCCGGTGTAGATTTCTGACCATTAATAACCACTTTTTGATCTGTAAGTTTGGAGTGGTCTAACATTTTATCCACATCACTTTTTGGTTTTTTTACCTTAGTTACTTTTTTAATTACTTTACTAACTACTTTTGCTATTATAGGTAATGCCATTATTATCCCCTAAGTCCTAATGCCGTTAAATAAAAACTATATATATTTACATCACCACTTGCACCATTATTTTTTAAATATACCTCTACATAATCATTAGTAGCAAAATTAGCTATATCATAAGTAACCTGTATATTTACCTTTTTACCTGATTGGGTAGTAGTAGCAGTTTCACTTCCAGTGATAGCAACTCCATTTACATAGAACTTGAAATAAATATCCCTATCAGCACCAGCAGCTTGATCTAAACATATATTAGCAATAATCCTAGTATCTACACTATCTGTACCAGTATATGTAAGTTTTGCTGTAGTAGCTTCTGTATATTCAACAGCAAGTCCACTAGCCGTAGTAGTTGGATCACATTTAGTATATACAGATGGATATGTTATAGTTCTTGGTGTTGCTATATTACTAAAATATATACCTCCATGTGGATTAGCATATTTAAAGGTAGCTGTACCTGATCCACTAGCCACTATAGTTTTACCTACAGTGGCAGCAGAAGCCCCCTTACATTCATGTAAATCAGCATTGGGTAAAGAAGCATGAGCAACCATATTAAGCCTTTATAACAAGGAAAGAAATTTTTAAAGTACCATTTAATGCATCAGCGGCATGTTGATTGTTAACCATAATAGTACAACTACCTGCGCCTGGAGTAATTCTACCTACAAGTGGAATACCAGCACTATTAGTGCCATTTGCCACAGATGCAAATACCAAATCAGCAGCAGCAATAGTAGTATTTGTCAATGTAAGTGTATATGCAGCAGCAGCGGCCGTTGTTAATGCTTCAGTAGTGATTACACCAGCCATTTTAGATAGAGTAGCAGCACCAGCAGTTGCAGTAGCAGTACCACTATCACTATCTATAGAACCACCAGCAGCTAATACCAGACTTGTTACAGTGGCATTCCTAATTGTAGAAATATCTTTATTAGCATCCACTACCAAAGCTTTACTAGCAGTTGCAGTACCAGCAGTGACACCATCCAAAAACCCAAACTCAGTGCCACTCATAGCATTACCGCCTAGAGTCATACTATCACATTTAACATCTAACCCAGAAAAATCAATTGTTTTTGAATTTATAGCCATTTTATATCCTATTATGAATGCCCCAAGTTTCCCTGGGGCAAATTAATATTACACAGCAGGTGGAATATATTTAACAACCACTTGCCCACGGCCAGCAGTCAAATCTGCTACGTTAGGAGTTACTACCAATTCTCCATTATATGTAGCATCAGATATTTTACCTATCAAAGCACCCGTACCTGCAATATAAGCACCAGCCACATTGATTGCTGTTTGAGTTGCATCTGAAGCAGAGATCAAGCCATTATTATCAATTTCAGTACCATCTGCTTGTTGTAAACCAATATCCAAATCAGTAGTAGTTGAACTTGAAGTAAAAGCTGTTACAATGCGAAGATGCGCTGATACAATGGTACTTCCAGCAGGAATAATATGCTCTTGATCTGTAGCACCAGCATCAGGCAAATCATTATAAGCAAAATCCCATACTGCTGTTTTGATAAAAGCATCACCATCCGTTACACCACCATATTTACCATTGGTTTCACGAACACCATAGTTTTTATTTACATCTCTAATTCCGTCTTTTTCCAAACCCATTTTAATTTCCTTTTTAAAAGGGGCTAATTAAAGCCCCATAATATTAATTATACGCCGTAGGTGAAGTCCAAATAACGCCAACTGTATCCAGGCGTTGTCCACCAAAACCAAAACGGCTCAGTGTTTGGAATTTATCTTGACGCAATTCATGGTCTCTCCAACCTTCTACTGAAGGCATTTTACGCCAAGCGTGCATAATTGGTTTGCAATTATCATCAGCTACACACATAAACACTGAAGCAACGTCACCAATTTCAGCCGTATCATTAGCCAAACCGTAAGTAGAAGCATTCAATGCCTCAGTTGCAGTTTTAACTGGCAAGCGAGTAGAAGTCCAAATATCCCAACCAAAGATATTTTTAACAAATCTATGGTTGCGTTGGAAGCCACTGGTAACAATACCATCAAACATTGGATTATTGCTAACATTAACAATGTTTGGCAGGTTGTTCAATGCCAATGCTACTACAGGAGGTACAATTGCTACACGGCCTTCTTGTGGTACATCAGCAGTGTCAAATGCAAACTGCATGTATGACAAATCATCCATAGTCATTACACGATTAGTACCACCAGATCCACCAGCTACCCAACGATGAGGTGCACCATTAACCAAGTTAACGTTAGCATTCGTTTGGATAGTAGCTAATTTCGCTAAGAAACGAGATTCATGATGTTGTGCCAATGCACGAGTTGAAGCTCTAGCACGCAACCCCATCAATTGATCGATTTGGCTACCATCTTGACGCAAATCATCAGATACACCCCAAGCATCACCTACATAATCAGTGATAGTCAGAGTAATCGTATCTGTATCAATTGGATTGTAAATCAGTGGTACATCCTCAGCAGCTTCCTGAAGAACAACGTCACCAACAGTTTTTACATTCAGTGTAGTACCAGATTGAAAATCAGAAACATCACGCCAGAAGATTTCTGGCAAGAGGAATGGTTCTAGGTTATCAAGAATATATTTACTATATATCTGTGCGTCGATAAACGCAGTTGTATTCGTCGTAAGTTGTGTCATTTATTTTCCTTAAATATTGTTTAATAGATTTGATCTAATTGCTTGAATTGCAGCAGCATCAGCTTTAGCTCCACCATTCAATGGTACAGTTGCTTTAAAATCGGAGTGTTGATTTACATTTGGTTTAAATGTATTAACATCACTTTCTAAAGCACCATTTCTAGTGTTACTTACAGTTTTGCCATCAATTCCAGCTAGTTTAAATACCGCCATAGGCGAAGTAGCAGCAAGTTGATTCAAGGATTCAACAGGAACGCCCATTTCAGTTGCTATATTAATAAACATAGTTTCTGCTTTATCACCAAAAGCTTCTTTAAATTTATTAACCACTGCAATTTGATTGGTAGTTTTAGTATCCTCAGAATACTTACGTTCTATTTCTTGCCTTACTATTTGTGATATATCCACATTCTGGTTTCTCTCTGGAGTGGTAATTCCAGTAGCGTTCAGATTGTTCTGAATATCATTTAGAAGCTCCTCCGCAGATTTACGTTTCTGTAGTTCTTCCTTAATAGCTCTATTTTCAGCTTCCAATGTTGCAATATGATTTTGAGCATTAGGAAAAGCTTTATAAACATCTTCCACAGTTTTATACTTCTTCCCCTCTCCTACATATTCAGTTAATTCTGGTGGAATTACTTGTGCAGGTTGGGTTTGTACTTCAGTAGTTGCTTGGTCAGCATTTTCAAAAATTGTATCTGTCATTTTATAGTTATAAACTCTTCAAGTTGATTTAAAGTTTTTTGTACTCCCATCTCATAAGCTTGTAAGTATGCCCAGGATGGAGAATCAAAATTCTCGCGTTTCTGTTGTGTCCTAACACTTAAACTCTTAAGTTCATTAATTTGAAGTTTTATCACTTCTAAAAGTTTGTGTTTAGTTAATTTTTTAAATTCTTCAGGGTCTTTAAGAATGTTTTTCAATTACACTAAATTCTCCTCTAAAGGTGTAGTAGCTGAATTTTCTAAGTCCATCTGTCCTTCATTAACTAATTTCTGAGTTTCTAATTGTTGAGAAACAGCAGCATTATTTCTAAATAGTTTGAATTTAGATAAACCCATCACTTCTTCTATTAAAGCTTCTAATGCAAATCTATCTAAATCAGGCATTACAATTTGTCCCATTTGACTATTGAAAATACCATTCAAGTTTTGAACAAGTTGTGCCCTAGCAGCATAATGTCTAGCACCAACAGCCCTAAGTTTGCCTTTAGCTACAATATCTTCTTTTGTTATATTCATGAAAGAAACTACACCCATATCTGTATCTACTACACGAAGTACATCTACAGTGTTTAAGTTTCTTACAGCAGCTTCAATAAATAAATTTACAATTGGTTCTAACATTTGGATAGAAAACTTTAATGTTTTATTATTAAAGATTCTTCCCTGTTTGTTATCCATACTTTGGATTTCAAATGCGGTTTTCTCCCCTGGACTACGGATACCCATAGCTTCTCTTGGCGCACCTGCCATTTCTTCCATTGTAGCCATCAAATAGGCTATCTCATTATTTACTTGGAATACAGCAGCATTAGGAGGCATTGGCTGCACATCACCATCTTCAGGGATATGTATTTGTGCATTAGGACGCCATTCAAAGGGTTCTACAGTGCCTATAATCTTTAAAGGAGGCAATATAGTTTGATCCATTGCATCAGCCTTGAAGTTCTCAAGGTGATCTAATCTATATTGCATACCTACTAGATTATCTAGTGGCCCCATAGCATACAGATTATCTGGGCGTTCTCTCCATCCTACATGCACTTTGTTACTTGTTCCAAACCAATTTGGATTTTCAATATTCCTAATTACTTGGGTTCTATCAACAACAGTGATAATTCTATTTTCATAGAGTGTGTCAGAAGATGCATCATACCAATCACCTTCAAACTCAAGTAGTTCAACAATACCTGCACCATAATACTCAGATAGTGTGCCAAATCCATCTGCAATAAATCCATCTGCCTTATCTAAATCTTCTTTCTTAAATAGAGAAAGTGATTTTCTACGTTCGATTAAATCATTAAATACTTTCTTATCAAATTGAAGGTCATTACGTTCCCGCATTTCCTTTTTAAGTTCTCCAATAGATTTCATATATCTACGGAATTTTGGGGATTTCTTAAATGAAGATGCTATGGGATTAAATACTATATCGTGGGGAGAAATTCTTACTGCTCTTGGGCCAATATAAGTAGGCACTTCTTCTTTAGTTAAAGGATCTATATGTGTTTCTTCAACCCATATAACCTCAGCAAAAGCATTTCCATAATCTATATAGTCATATAAAAGTTGGGAAACAGTTTCTCTAAGTCCTGAGAGATGTGATTTATTCTTAGCATAAGACTCTAAGATACGTCTTTTTTCAATGGCTACACTGTCCTCATCATCCCCTTCAAAGATGAGCCAATCATCATTAGGGAATAATGCATCCATATAGTTTGCATGTAAATTATCCCGGATCTGGGTAATCTTGGGGATAGTAGTTCTATTCCTCCAAGGTAGTGTATTATTTGATGTAGATGAAGTGTCAGTAGCAAAAATATAATTGCGAAGTTCTTTCCATTCTTCTTCTTTTATATCTCTTTGTAATTTCCAATTCATGTACAACACTACCAAAGATAAAGCCAATTGGTCATTATTCTTATTTAGAACATCTGCTATCTTAGTGAGTGTAGCTACTGATCCAACCATTATAATATTCCGCCAAATCTACTGTGATATAAAATATTACTGTTTACTTGCATTTGCTGTCTTTGTATTGGAGGCTTTGCTATTGCTATTGCATTTGCCAAAGCATCCTTAATATCATCATGTGGTGGTCGTCTTAATATAAGTTCTTCTTCTAACAACTGACAATTTCCACCCTTATAATGCCAGATTTGTAAATTCTCATACTTAGGTTCCAGCATTGCTGCGATACGTTCTTCTTTATCCCCTTCATGCCTTGAAGGTCTATATTCATCTATAGAAATAAAGAGTCCTTGTGGCTTTATATAACTTTCCTTTAATTCTGACACAATTGCTTGTTGTGCCACTGTCACCTCAGCCCTAAGTTTTCTAAATCCCCATTTATTATGGAGAGTAAATAGATTATCAAAATATTCTTTTATTCTATCAGTTTTGAATCTATTAATATCTAATATGTAGATGTTATTTTGAAAGTCAACACCTATTACAACAATAGCTGTACTATCCGCTTTCTTACTTCTACTAAATGCAAAGTCAATTGCTGCAAATACACTTAATTTTCTATCTCTAAGAAACCATGTGCCTTCAATATTCTTTAATAATGCCCTATCATAATATTGAAACTTTGCTGTATCTATAGCCTGACTACCAGGATCATTTGGATCATTATAGTATTGAGCATAGAATTGGCTACTATCAATATATTTAGCCTTTTTCCTAGCTAGGATTTGTGCATCAAATCCATAGGATTTACCATCCTTACGCTGACTTCTAGGCCATAAAAATTCACCATCTATTTCTACTACCCTCTGGAACACTTCATATACTAAGATTTCTTCTTCATCATTATCAGAATTAAAGAATACCTCTTTCATTCCAATTAAATCATTGTATAAGTCTTTAGGATGATACCTAGTTCCTACTACTAATTCTTGAGCCGTAGCACCTTCAATTGAAGCAAGTTGTGAATATAATGATGCTACCTTCCCTCTACCTTCTTCTGTATAAGCATTCTGTGGTGTTACTAAGTCATCTAACACCACTTTACTAGCATGAAATCCTGTAACACTGCCTGTAATACCTATTGCTTTTATAGAAGGATCGGCAATACCTTCAGCTTTTCTTAACGGATGGTCTACTATAATTTCCTCTGTATTCCACCTAGCCCGTTTCCCTTCTTCTACATTAATCATATCCGGCCAATATCTACGATATGTAGCACTTTCTAATATTCCTTTTATCTGTCCTAGTTGTTTCTCAGCTAGAGAGGCTGTACTAGATACATATAAAATTGTTTCTGTTGGATCTTTTGTTAGCCACCATGCAGCTATAAAAGCTGCCATTTTACTTTTAAGGTGGTCACGAGGCATTAGAATTAGTTTATTATCTAATCCTTCCTGTCTAGTTGCCCACAATAACAACTCTTCATGTATTGCCCCTAAATGCATATAAGGGGCTACAAGTTTAACAAAAGTTAATACATTAGCTTCAGCAGCTTCACGAATCGCATCATATTTATCTTTCATGAAGTGTTAATTCAATTCCCAATGCTTGTGCATTTGGTATATAAGTTGCAAAATTTTCCCTATCAAGATTCAGTATTGTTGGCTTTACCTGTAATTCCCACTTTGTCTGTGGATGCTGAAGTGGCAATTTGATTGTACACCCCAAAGACAGCCAACACACCACCAGCAATAGAATTAAGCGTAGTTTCATCAATATCCAATACATACCCAAATAAAGGTAACACTGCAATAATACTACCCAAGAGTCCTACAAGAACATTGACAGTTATTTGTCCTTGTTTCCAAGCTACAGGGTTTGTTACCATCTTTCCTGCTTGTAATGCTTCTGGGATAGAAAATACTGCTGTAAGTTTATTAGGCATCTAACATCTCCATTAAGTTGCAATAACCATCATCTGGGTAAGCAGGAAAGTAAAATCGCACCCCTGTCTGTATAATATTTCTCATATCTTCATTTGTTTCAGCACAATATTTATCATTAAGCACTTCTACAGCATGAGCTACTTCTGATAAATTATCATGTAGTTTTTGTTTTGCTGGTGTAGAACATCCAATAAAAGAAATAGTAGTTAGTAATAAAATTATATTTTTCATATTAACAAGTCCAAATTTGTATCATTTCTTAGCCTCTTTCTTTTTCCTTAACACTTCTTTTCTAGCATTAGTTTTAGCAGAAACCACCCTAACATTTTTCTTACCATTACCACCACCTTCAGATAGTGGTTTTACATGATCTGCTTCCCTACTATCCCCTACCTTTAATCCTGCTTCTCTACGTGCTTTATTTCGCATAGCACGTTCTTTTCCACGTTTATCACCATTAGCCTTCTCCCAGGATCTTTCTTTTTTATAATTTCTTTTTCCATTTGTCATGAATGGCATTTTATTGTCCTACTCCAACTAAAGGTAAGCGTGTACTTGAATATAATAAATTAGTAGTTATTGGATTACTACCACTAAAAGTAATTCCCCCATCGGGAATAATTACTTTCGTTTTTATTACTAAATTTTCCCCTGAAAGAGTTATTCCCCCAGATGGAGTTATTGTATAGGCATTTGGAGTGAATGCTGTAATAGCATTGCTTCCACTAAGCACTACACCACCAGATGGAGTTATCACGTAATACTTCTGCAATGTTATAGCATTAGCACCACTAAGCACCACTCCCCCACTAGGAGTTATTGTATAGCTTTTTTCTACTACTAAAGGCACTGAGCCACTTAGCACTACCCCACCAGATGGTGAAATAGTATAATAAAATTGTGCTGTTATAGCATTGCTTCCACTTAATGTTAGACCCCCACTTGGGGTGATAGTATAAGTAGTTGCTCCTGTTGCATAAGTGATGGTATTACTACCACTTAGTACAACACCACCGCTAGGTGTAATAGTGTAATAATATTGTGGGGTGATATTATTGTTACCACTCAGCACCACTCCCCCGCTAGGGGATATTAAATAATATTTCTGTAATGTAAGAGCATTAGCACCACTTAGTACAACACCCCCTGAAGGTGTGATAGTGAAACTCTTAATTAAAGTTAATGGATTTGTTCCAGATAAAACAATTCCACCACTTGGGGTTATAACATAAAACTTTTCTACTACAAGAGCATTACTACCAGTAAGACTAATTCCACCACTAACAGCATGTATTTTGGTTTTTATGAGAGCATTACTACCACTTAGTACAACTCCACCCGATGGAGTTATTGTATAAGTAGTGCCTGCTCCTGTATAACTACCAAAATAAATACCATCCATGGTTAAGCCGTAGTATTAATTTCTAGCCAACCATCAGCCCATTCCTTTGTACTTGTTTGATCTATCCAAGTAATTAATACATTATCTGCATTCATTTCTGTGGCAGATAAATCTAACTTAATACTCACTGTACTTGCGGGTGTATTAGTTGGTAATGTAGTGAGATTGGCAAAAGCACCCCCATCCTTACTTATTTTAAAATCACCAGCGGCAATAGTAGGGGTAGATTTTAATGATAAATTATCTGTAGCATCCCTCACACATACATAAGTGACAAATGCCTGGTTCTTTTTAGGAGGATTGCTATTAGCCATTAATATACTCCAACTTGTCCACTACACATATTTACCCCTTGTTCAATATAAGTTCCCATTAACCATAATGCAGTTAATCGTGTTTTTGCAGTGCCTCCATTATAATCTGAGAACGCTCCTGTATTATCCAATCTTCGTACTGCATAATGATTAGTATTTGGTGGTCCTACAATTCCAGAAGTTGTAGGAGATACCCCATCTCTGAAATATGTTGTTATATTATTTGCAGTTGTTGGACGCATAGAAATTGCATATCCTGTCGTTGGCTTTAATAAATAAGGAGTAGCAAATTGATATTGTATTCTTGTTAAACCTGTAGAAACATGAGTCCCATCCATTGTTATAGTTCTAGCTACTGTTGGAGTACCTAAAGGGTCAGTATACAATAGTAATTCACAATCTGTTGAAGTTGAAGCAAGGCTTACCATTCCGGCAATTCCCACTGCATAAAAAGATCCAGTGGGATTTATATAATTCCCATATTCATCTGCTGTAGCTGTGCCACTATTAAAAGCTAGTGAAGTGCCATTTGCTGGAATAAATGATGTAATACCAATATATCCAATTGTACCATCATCAAATTGAATATAAGTATTTGGAAGTACTCCACCTCCTTTAGCAAAACTACCCCCGGTATTTTGGGTAATCAAGGGCATTGAATTATTGCCACCATCTATATATTGCTGAATAGAATTCACAATAATAGAATCACTCGCTCCTCCTCTAGCAGTCATTGTGAATGCTATTGCTATTAAATCTCCATGTGCTATTGTCTTTGTCCCTGATGTCATTACTGATGTATTTACAGCAGATGCAGAAATACCTCCACCACCTCCTGTAAAACTTGCTTCTACATCATAAGTACCATCCCCTTGAGCTGGTGTTGAAGCGGAGGAAACGTCTTGTATTCCCACTTTGAAAGTAGTGCCAGCATTAGCAAATGTTGTAGCACCTGCTAACCATACAATGGAACCACCACCGGCAGCAGATATTGTTTTACTACCACCCAAAGGATTTTGAAGAAAAACCGTCCCTATACAATGTATGGCTTCTCCTGCTGCATTTAATGTAGTACCTGATAGAAATGTATTTGAAGATGAATTAAACCCATAATAAGGGTAACCAATCCAATTGCCATTGATAAGAACTTGACTCATATTGTTATTGTATATCCATTAGTCAATGCTGTTTTTATCTGCTGCTGAGTACGCCCTTTTGTAGCTACCCGAAGTAACACTTTAATAAATACTTGCTTTTCTTCATCTGATATTCCACCAGCTAAATCGGGGGTGTATATGACAATATCTTGCACTGGAACATCACCAGAGACACTAAGCCTTAGATGATCTCCAGCAGCACATTCATACACTTTTTGAAATGTAATATTCGCCATTAGCTACAAGTAATTGCAGGAGTAATCTTAACATTATCTCCATTGTTTGAAAGAGCAAATGGAGCAGAACCATCACGTTCAGCTAACACCAATACACCAGAAGTGGTTTGTGTAATATAATATCCATAAATATTATTGGAAGTGACACCACCATTATGGGTAAAAGTTTGTTGTGCATACGAAATACTACCACCAGATGCAGCACCCCAAGAACCCCCAGTTAAAGTAGCTGCGGAATATCCACTGAATGTAGCTTCAGTGTATGTACCCGCCGTATCTCCCTCAGCAGGAGTGGTGTTAGATGAAAACAACCTCAACACCCAATTCTGAGCTGCGGTTTTATTTACTATCATTTCGAGAACTAAATTCTCACCTGTATCAGGAACTAATAGAGCCATTATACATATCCTCGTTTATAAAACCATTCTTTACTAGCCCCTCTACGACACTCAGGGATTTCCTCATAAGTAGCTTGACGCACTTGATTACTAGAAAAAAATACTTCTGCAAATGTAGTGCCATCTTCTGCATTCACCAAATGAATTGTACTAACAGGTTCATTGTAAGTGTATACAATACCAACACCATCGGGAGTCATCACCCACATATTATTTCTTAACATTATTTCTCCAAATAATAAACAATTGTTACACCTACTTGAGTGGAAGCAGATAAATTAATATTTAAAGCTTCTCCTGCCACTGTTTCAAACCAAGGGGTTCCTCTCTCTGTAATTGGAAGAGTGAAGCCACCATTAGCTGCTAATGCTGTTTGTGCAGAAATATCTGTACTAGCAGACATAAACTTCACTGTGTTAGTTGCAGCTGCAACTACATAAGCACCTATCACTTTAATTTTCATACTAGGCACAGCAGCTACAACAGCATTACTTCCAGAAGAGGAAGGATTGACATAAGCATGTTTATAGCGTAGTCTATCGTTGATGTTCATTTACATTCCTTTATCATTTTACCAATGTCAACCCAACTCTTTCTAAATCCTCATCTACAACATCTTTAAGCTTTTCTTCTTGTTTCAAATATCCTTCTCTTTCAGCCTTAGATGGTCTACCACGTTTTAGTTCATATCCTTTTTCTGCAAGCCATTTAGCAGCATTAGCACCAGCAGCATTATTTTCAAATGATGTGTTAATCAAACTCTTGATGGCTGTAGAGCGGAGCTTAATGTCCATCTCTTCTCTCCACAAGGCTATTTCCTTGTAAAGCTGTGCATTTGCACAAAGCCTACACCAATGCTTCCATCCACCTAACACTTCATTAGCAAAATCGTATTCTTGTCCTGGCACGTGGAAATACTCCATGTATTTCTTATACACCGAGATGTATATCTTTCCGTCTATCTCCCTATCTTCATTCGACAACGTGAAATACTGTTCGTACCCCTTGCTGTCAAATTCACAAAAGAGTGATAAGGTTCTATACCTACCAAGTTCGTCTTTAAAGTTTTTCATTGTTTATTTATATTTAATATATATTAATTATTATATATAAGGAATTTATCTTAAATAAATTCCTATTAATATTAATATATTATTATTTATTATTATATATATTTAATTATTAGACTCTGGTGTTCCAGATAAGTTCAATGTATCTTCGCGGGAGTCGACTTTCTCCCGCAAAATTTATTAATTCATTTCTTGATATTGATAATTTTTAGTAGAAAATATTTAGTTGTAGTGCACCCATAGAAACACACCCCCTGCCCCCTGCCTCCCCCCTTGCTCAGAATATCAAGGTATGTCACTATACATTTTCATATAATGTGATATATGAATATCAATATCAATTTTAATAATTAGACTCTAAACAATATATAATTTTATATATTATAAGCATGCCTTAGAATAAGGCAATTGATTTAAACGCTCTATAATCAATTATTATATGTTAGCCTATATGATGGTATAGGCTTGCATGAGATAATCGCTCCTATACCCCTTAAAACCCGTTTAAATGGCATTATAAATTATATTATATGATTGTTAATGGATTAAACCCTAACAATACATTCCACCTAATAATATTATATAACACAATATCTTGTACTATTGCGTGGTACGAAACACAATAGATAGTATAAATATATAATATTGGGTAGTGTAGCTACCTGGAATGTAGTATTTCTACTGACGCTCGATATTCTACAGCTATATCAATCGAAGTCTGTATAACGTCATTATCTATTATCACTTGACCCAATAGCTGACGTTCAACCACATACCTTTCTTTAACAATGTTATTATTCATATTATATGTTATGTGATAATCAACTACCTTGCATTTTCGATTATGCCTGTCTACATATTCAAATCCGATATTATATTTCATACATCATCCTTTAATCAATACATGAACCATTGATCCATCCTTTAATGTCCCGCTCACAAAATCAAATTCCCATTCCAGCTTATCCATTAATGCCTTCGCTGCTAAGATGTGATTTGCTTCACCATCCAAGGAATAATCCCAATGCACAGTGATTTTCCCTACGAAACACTCAGCTTTAATACGCATCGGTTTGTAGTCTGTATATGGTAGTATTTTCGTTTGAATTGCTTGCATATTACACCTCTTTTATTTTTTGTCTAAGAATTTCTAAAGCTTTTCTCGCTTCAAAATGTCGAATAAATCCGCCAAGCCATAAATCTAAAATTTTATTTTCAATCTCACGATAACTTTTCAATTTATCATTTATCTCATCACATCCGGTAATCTCTCGCAGTTGTGCAGTTGCTTCGGTTGACAAAAAACCCATTAAATTATCCATTTTTACATCTCCAATTTTTTTATTTGTTGATCTGCTATCCATCTTTCCTTATCCCGCGCATCCTTTGCTTGCATCACCACAATCGCAAAACAAAATACAGTGATATATAATATTGTCTTAAACATTTATTAATCCCCCGATTTCAGATAACTCCCGTAGGAGTATCGTACGTATACCCCTGCGCGAGTTTTTCTCTTATGAAACTGACTAGTTCTTTAATATTTCTCATGATTTACTCCTCTTTTTTAAAAGATTCACCAAGAAATTATTATAACTTTTTCTTGGTGAGCTTGGATAGTATCACACAATTAAACCCAATGGAAATGCTAATATACATTATGTTAATGTACATTATATAAATTTATATAGTCGGTCATGTCAATGTTCTGGGGTATATAAGCAAAAGCTTATACATT